TGCTTGGCATAGTTGAGCGCTTCCTCGCGATCCCGCTCGGCAGAGCGCATCTTTTTGGTCAGGCGGTCAATACGCTTCTGTACCGCGCTTTCCGCCTTATTAAACCGGTCGTCCGTGTCCTCAGAACCTTCAGAGACCTCAAGGACCTCAAGGACCTCCAAATCGTCCCCCGCTGGGGCCTCTTCAGGCACGTCCACTTCAACAACTTCGTCTTCAACTACGCTCACGTCCGTCATGATACTCTCCTAGAAATGCAAAATGTCTTCCGGTGACTGAATCTTGGCGAGAACCTCGTCGTCGTTCAAAATACGAACCTCCCCACCATCAATCTGGAACCGGGAGCCCGCGTAACGAGTAAACATCACCCAATCCTTTTCCGCGTACCACGGACCGGTGGGGAATTTCTCGGGGTCGTTGAACGCCAAAGGACCCATCTTTAGAACATAACCCACCTGAGTGGACACGCTCTGTTCATCAACCGCTTTGTCTGGAAGGAGGATGCCGCCCTCTGTTTTGCCTTTCCCCCGGTAAGGGAGAATCAGAATGCGCCAACCCGTGGGGCTCGGCATCCTGTCTAGGAGGGATTCCCCGATAGTCTCGGGGTTTAGAAACGTGTCTTTTTGCTCCTCGTATAGAGAAGCAAGACCCTCTACGCCTTTTCTGGCCGCAGCGAGGTCTACTGTGTTGTCGTCAGTCAATGCTTTGCTCCTGTTTGTCTAGCAGGCCCTTGAGTTCCTGTTCCACGTGACCCAGAGCGTCTAAATTGCCCATGATTTCACGATAATGCTCCATGTCCTTCACGTTATTGTACTGAAGAACGTTAAGCAGGGTTTCCCTTCTCTCTCGAATAATCCGAAACGTGGCCTCCGAGAAAAAAATCTCATCCATCTACATGTTTCCTCGTAGCTAACCGGATACAATCACATTGTCTCGTAGCATGTCACATAAGCGCTGTCACTAGGTTATTTCACTCAACGCAACAAACAAGCGGCGCAGAACATAAGAACGCGCCAGCGACAAAACGAAGTAACAAGCGGTGATCCACGTCGCGTCGATCAGCGACGGCTCAAGCCCAAACAACGGCAAGCACAAAAAGGTGAACAGCCAAGACACAAGCAGCCCGACGACCGCGTTAGTCTTCGCCTCGACAAAACTCATTTTCTTGCTTTGCATCACTTTTAGCGGTTCTTGTTCGTGCCGGATTTCTTTTCGTAGCTTCTCATCGCTCCCAACCCGAGCATTCCCAAAAGCACCGGCATCATTGCTCCGATGTCGAGGTCGGGCAGGGCTTCCAGAAGCGCCGGGTCCATGCCGGATACCAGCGCGATGAACGCCGCAAAGGGTTGTAGCACGAACGCATAGGCGAACGCCGCCGTGCATGTCCATCCCACAGCGGGTCGCCAACCCGAAATAAACACGTTCTCGGATTTGCTTTCTTGCAGGTTCACAGCGATCTGCGCTAGTTCGCCCTTCTGCTCCATTTCAAGCAGTTTGAGTTTCGCGGCCTCGCGCTCCTCGTCGGACGTAAACAGGTCATCAACCAGCCCGAACAACGGTCCAGCTAGACTGCCGATTAGTGCAGGAATAGGCATATCAGTTTCCTCTTATAAGCGCGGCAATACGCTGGGCGCGGTCGCCAACTTGGCTGGCCCAATGTGAGTCAAGTGCCTGAACGGCGGCTTCGTCCCACTCTTCCGCCTTTAGGGCAGCGAGCATCTTTCTGAATTGCGACAGTCTTGGCCAGCCAAGATTAAAACACATATTGGCAAGGGCGCGTTGACGATCCGACGGCAACTCGCGCCACCACGGAATGTTCCGGTCGAGGTCTGCAGATACCCAGATCAGATCATTGCCGAGAATGATGGCGATCTCGTTGTCAGACAGCCCGCGATCTTCGAGGTTACGTCCGACGCCAATAGTCATTATGCCTTCGGAATCGAGATACGGAAAATTCCTACTGCCCTCGTCGCGGATCAAGTCCTCAATCAGGCTGTTTGTAAATGCATCAACTATCGCCATTGGACACCAGCATGGCAGGGTTGACGATGTGACGGGCAACTTCGCCAAACTTTTTATGCAGCACGATGGCCTTCATATCCTGCCTTGAGCGATACCCCTTGCCCGCAGCCCATGCGTCGGGCGGGGCAAGTATGCGGAACGACTCCCAACGAACGCCCCGAAAGTCCTTGACGTTATCATGGTGAGTGTGGCCGGTCCAGATGTACCGATACTCGGCTTCGCCCCACGCCCTAGCCTGATCCACAGCCATGATTAGCGGAAGATCGGCGGGCTTGGCACCGTCGCCGTGGTGGATACCGACAAGGCACTTTCCAAACGTGAAGTAATGGAATTTTGACGGGGACGTATCCACCGTCAGGCGGTCCTCGTTCTCGTAGATATTCGACATTGCTTCGACTAGGAATATGCTCGACGACGGATCGTGGTTACCGGATTCGACGATCAGGTTAACCGACTGGTGATGCTTCAGTGCGGTCTGAACCAGACGACGTACAACGCGAATTGCGGCGCGGACCATCTGCGGGTAGCGACCATCAGCGTCAAGCAAATTGCGGTTTTTCGGGGTGACGGCCTCGAAGCTGTCGTAGTGTAGCAGGTCGCCCAACAGGATGATGGTAGCCTGCTCGCACGATGGAACGGACTCGACGAGGTGCTCCATTGCCGNCGAAAGCATATTTTCGGCAATCTCTAAATCCCAATCGCCCGCCGTCTCCTCGTGCCAGCTAAGCATACCTAAATGATGGTCGGATACCGGGTAACATGCCATTAGGTCTGCGCGGGCAGTTTTTGGTCCGGCTGTTGGCTTGAGCTTTGGGAGTTTGTCCGTCATAGCCTGAAGGGCCTCGCGGATCATTTCTTCTTGGCGCTCCTGATCGCGGGTCGTCTTGACCCACTCCATTGCAACCTCGCCGTCTGGGCGGTAGAGCGTGGAACGGCCCTTGACGTTGTAGCCGTCCTCGACCCCAGAATCAAACGATCCGCGACCGGATGGCTCTGGCTTTACCCACAACGATGCGTCTGCTGTGCGACCGGCTGTGGCACATGCCGCGTCATACCAAGCGCCTGATCCGCCTATAGAGGAGCCATCCTCGATGGCTGCGGTACGAATAGCGCCGTGCAGCCCCTTGGCTAACACGCCTCGCGGCGGGTGGCCCAGTGCTAGCTTGGCTTCAACGCAGTCAATCCGCCTGTTGGCTTCATCTTCTGAAATACCGGGGTTTGGCATAATCGACCTCGCCTAGTCGTTGGTGGGGTTTGCTCGTCCTGTGCGTTTCATGTCGCCTTCCTCTCGCTTGCTACGGGGGGGTGTGCGCCGTTATGCTGTTTTCTAAGCGACGCAGTTTCAGATTTTAGGTACGCGATATCCGATTGCATCATTGCAGCCGCCATATGGTCGCGCCTCATGTTTTCTGGCGACGACATCTGCGCCAAAATGTTAATGCGCTGCTCTTGTTTTTCTGTCCGGGTATCCAACGCATCGATGCGGCGATCCAAGCCGCGCAAACGGACCTCGGTGTCCGCGAGCTGCTCGATCACGGTTGACAGTTTCTGGCGTACGATTGCCGCTGCTGAAACCACGGATACCAGCATTCCCGCCAGAGTCAGGATCATCCGTCCGTCGAGTTCCATCAGTCGCGCCGCGTCCAGCGCTTGACGGTCTCAGTCTCCCAGATGCGCAGCGTCAGCCAAATTATAGAAAGGATCGCCGCGACATCCGGGATGATGGCGAACCAAGAGCCGATTCCGCCAGCCACAGCGGCCACGTCAAATCCTGTTTTGAGTTCATCGGTCACGCCGGATCTCCAGGCTGTAAGATTTCTCCCAAGTACATCGGCCCGGTGCAGATAGCGCCTTCCGGTCTTACAAACCACACTGTCCATCTGACTTTTCCTGCAAACACAAAGAAAATCTGTCCGAGCTTGTTAACGCCAATAAATCTCAGCGTCTCATCATGCTTCGCCATCTGCTCTTGCATATCCTTGTCGTTTTTAACGCAAATAATCTGCTGCTGCGCAGCAACCGGCGTCGTAAACAGGCACGCTGCGATGACGAGGGCGGCGCGCACGTCGCCTACCCCTCATAGCTGATGTTGATCGTACCTGCGTCGAAGGTGTCAGTCGTTTTGATTTGGAGGCGATCCAACTCAGCGGACAGTGACTTTGATCCGCCCTGTATGCGTGTGACTGCGCCAGCATCGGCTAGGATGCTGCTCGACACCCACGAGTACGTTGCTGCGTTTGCCAAGTGCATTGTCATGGTCCCCGACCAAATTTCCGACGCCGCGTTGGCGTCAATCGCTAAAAAAGCCGCGGTTGTGCTTGCGGAGGCAGTGCCATAGCTGATTGAACTGAGATAGCCGCTGGTTTCAAGGCCACCGGCATCGCCGATTGTGACTAGCAATTGCGCGCTGCCGTTGGTTGACACACCTGCGAATAGTATGTTGATCCGCTTTGTCCCGGCGGGGATGCCAGTAAAATCTATCGCGCTGCCGCTGGTTGTCGCTTGGCGTGTCGCAAGCGTGATGTTGGCGGCGACACTCGCAAAAACGGGCGCAGCGCCAGCGCCTTGAGAAGTTAGGATCTGGCCGCTGCTGCCAGTTGCTACCGCCGCCGGATTTCCGGACGCATCGTACGTGATGAGGTTTCCATCGGTTCCGGGTGCCATCTTGGCGAGGGTAACTGCATCGTCCGCGATGCTGGCAGTTACGACCTCGCCCGAGGCAATGGTGCGAACGCCGCTTGTGACCTTTGTGAGTGCCATCGGAATCTCCTATGCGTTTGATGCAATTGCATTGTGAAACGGTGTCAGGTCTTCGTCCGTCCAGAAATCCCACTCAACGACGAGTTTCAAATGCTCAACGTTTCGCGCCACAATTGTTTTATCGTTTGCAAATGCGTCAGGATCAGCGGCGACCTCATCAAGCATCGTTACACTCCCCATCGCGGCTCTGTATCGACGGGCAATATCTTCTTCGGTGAGATCATCATCCATTGACTTGCTCCTTTAATGTTTCAACTTCGGCTGACAGGTCCTGAATGGCTTTGACCAAAACCGGTATCAACTTGCCGGGTGCGGCTTCGAGCTTTTCAGGGTTTTCCTTGAGCACAATATCCAGAAAATCCTCAGCACCGGCTGCGACCTGCGCTTCGTCAAGCTCCTGCGCGATAAATCCGGCCTCTTGCTGCCCGACTTTGCCGCCATCGCGCATGTCCCACGTAAACTTCACAGGGTTCAAAGTATTGATAAAGTCAAGACCAAGTAATAGCGGCACAATATCCTTTTTATCTCTGCGATCTGACAGTGCAGTGATGCTGGTTACTTGGCAGCGGAGTGCGCCGACGCTACTACTGCCCAATGTTACTTCATGGTTGACACTATTACTTGAGGGATTAGCACTAAATCCAATTATAGTGCAGCCAATATTTGTCGCCGTTGCCTTCCCGGCAGTGCTTCCCAGTATTGTGTTATGGGTGCCACTGCTCAAATTTTCACCACAGTCATTTGCGCCGATGACTATGTTATCAGACCCGCTGGTCAGAGATTTCGCTGCATCGACTGAGCCGCAGAAATTGTCGGACCCCGTGGTCAGGTCTTCAGAGGCTTTTATGCCGAGCGCGACGTTATTCAAACCGCTGGTGATCGACTTTCCGGCTTTTTGCCCTACAGCGACGTTTCCATAAGCACTGCCGTTGAGCGCTTGCAAAGTTTGCTGGCCTACGCCGGTGTTTGCGGCAGTGTTCCCGTTGCCCACGTCTGTGCCTAAATAGAGCGAATTAGTTCCGCTTGCCGCTGCATCCGACAAACCATTGATGCTTGTCGCGCCACCGCCACCGGCCGGCTTGGAATGTCGGAGCAGAACCAGACCCGTTCGATGTGAGGACGTGCCCGTCAGTCCCTACGGCAGTGGCGCCAATCGCACTCGTGCCATTTCCAAACAAAATTCCGTTGGCCGCAAACGTCCCAGCACCCGTTCCACCCTGAGCAACCGTCAGGTCCGTCGTTAGTCCTGTGATCGAGGTGATGTCAGAGTTCGCACCGCGCGCCGCTGCACCAAGCGCGGTTAGCGCCGCACCTGCGCTCGTGGCATTTGTGCCTCCGTTGGCGATAGGTAATGTGCCGCTCACATCTGTTGTGAGTACAATTGCACCTCGCGTAATTTCCTGCCCACTCAGCGTGAGGTAGTCCAGAGAACCGGCGAGAGTGACGTTCGTGGAATTATCCGTCCCCGCAGCATCTACTCCAATCGATGTGCGTAGTGTTGCGCCACTCTCAGCAACAGGATCACCAGAACCGTCCCCAACAATCATCTGACCGTCGGAAAGCACTGACATAGCTGTAATAGCGCCCGTTCCCGAGCCAAGCAAAATGCCGCCGTCAGTTAAAGATGTTGCGCCGATACCGCCGTTCGCCACGGGCAGCGTACCGGAAACATCCGTCGTCAAAACAATCGCACCACGCGTAATTTCCTGACCGCTGATCGTCAAATAATCGAGCGATCCAGCGAGAGTTACGTTTGTGGAGTTATCCGTGCCAGCGGCGTCAACGCCAATCGACGTGCGCAGCGTCGCACCACTTTCCGC